ACAATATTGTTTCTTACACTTCTTACTTCTGATGTCAGTTCATCTGCAATTGATTGGGACATAGTTGGACATGGCGATGAGTGGTTAGTTGATGAAAATACTTATTGTATGGCGCTTAATATTTACCACGAAAGTAGATCTGAGAATCTTGCTGGTAAATTTGCAGTTGCTGATGTGGTTATGAACCGTGTATATGATCGTCGTTACCCACATACAATTTGTAGTGTAATCTATCAAGCAGAAATGAAACCGTCATGGAAAGATCCATTAGATATGATACCCGTAAGGAATCGTTGTCAGTTCAGTTGGTTCTGTGATGGCAAGTCAGATGAACCTGCAGAAAGTGACGCATGGAACGAATCACTTTTAGTTGCACATCAATCAATAAATGAAGGTCGCATGGCAGGTATTACAGAAGGTGCTACTCATTACCATACAACTTCAATTGAACCATACTGGGCAAGTTCGCTTAATCAAATAGGAACAATAGGATCTCACATATTTTATCGTGCTGATTGATATAAATACCTCTTTTATGAGAGGTTATTATGAAATATGCAGGTGTTGACTACAGTTTAAGTAGTCCAGCTATATGTGTACATGACGGTGAAGAATGGGAATACGATAATTGCACATTTTACTATTATGTTAAACGAGATAAATTGCTACAAGGTGACAAAGGTCGATACCAAGCAACAATGTACCCAGACAATTGGGCAACAGATCAAGAGAGATATAATCGTATTGGTACTTGGTCGCAAGAGAAATGTTTTGAATGCGACTTTGTTGGAATTGAAGGATACGCTTTTGGTGCAGTTGGCAGAGTATTTCAGATTGCTGAGAACTGTGGTTTGTTTAAACACAAACTATATGAGAAAGGAATTCCCTTTGATGTATATCCACCAACGATGATTAAAAAGTTTGGATGCGGTAAAGGAAATGCAAATAAAGATTTAATGATTGAAGCCTTTGAAGAAGAAACAGGGGTAGACATTCGTGCAGAATGTGGCATAATAAATAATTCAATGAATCCAATAACAGATATTGTAGATGCATATTATATTTGTAAATTGGGATTCTATAAACAAACGGAACAATTAAATGATAGTAATATTTAACGGGCCACCAGCGTGTGGTAAAGATGAAGCTGCCTCTTTGTATAAAGAGAAGTTTGGCTTTGGCAATTTATCCTTTAAGTATCAGTTATTCAAAGAAACTATCAACCATTTTCAGTGTGACGAAAGATGGTTTATGGAAGGCTACAATAACAGAGAATTAAAAGAGCGCCAAGAACTCGCTTTAAACTTTATGTCTCGTAGAGAAGCTATGATCCATGTATCAGAAGATATTTTAAAACCCAAAGAAGGTTTAGACTACTTTGGTAGATTGGTTGCCGAAGAAGTAGAAGAAGGAATGCAATATGCGATCGCTGATGGCGGTTTCGTAGAAGAGTTAGAGCCTTTAATTGAAAAGGTCGGTGCAGAAAATATTATCATCGTTCAGTTAACTCGTGAAGGATGTGACTATTCTACAGACTCTAGAAAATATTTCAATGGCAACTTAATTAAAGAAGTTACTATTAATCACCCAACAGCAATTGATACGGCTTATGTCTTAAAAGAAGAAACTAATGTTAAGACATATCGAATACATAATAATGGCTCAGTTAGAAACTTCCATAGTGCACTAACTGATATTTACAATGAATTGAAAGAAGATTATAACCTTGAGCAAATTACAGCAGATACCAAAGCCTAACGTAATCAATCTAGCTGATTGTCCAGATCGTAAAGCATATACAGAGTCTGAGTTTTCAAAACTCGGAGTTAACGATGTCAACATGCATGTTTACCAACGATACAATAAAGATTCTATACAATTTGTTGGCGATGCAGCCCTAATAAAGCAAATGACACCAGGTGTTACGTCATCTCACTTGCTTACTATTAAATGGTGGTATGAAAATACCGATGAAGAATATGGATTATTCTTTGAGGACGACGTAGATTTCTCTGCTGTAGAGCATTGGAACTTTACTCTAACTGAGTTTATTGATAGTGTTAAAGACGACTGGGGTGCATTGCATCTTTGTAACGTTTTTGAATATCCGTATGAACAAAGTGTTGAATATCCGCCGATGGTTATTCGACGACGTAAACTATGGGATCATGGATTACAAGCTTATGCTCTCAAAAGAGAATATGCTCTAAAGATTATTGAATACTATTTTGATGGTGCAATGGAAGGTGCTATTCATTATAAGATGCCATTAGGTGCACCACCTTCATTTGAAAATAATGTACTTCATGGTTTTGGCAAAGTCTATACCTTCCCTTTATTTAATCAGAACGTTACAGACTTTCGTTCAAAGAATATATATTATTATAACCAACAGGCACAATCTGCAATTTACTCATACGAGTTTTTGAAAGATTGGTGGGACAAAAAGGGCGTAAAGAAAACGCTCGAGACGATTTTAGGAGAAGCAAATTATGAATGATTTAGAAATGTACAATGCTGTGAATATTGTTATTAGTGATCTTGAGAAAAAATTAAGACCAACTACAACAGGTCATATTCATACAACAATTAATACTTTAAGGGATTATGCAAACGAATTAAAGAAATCTATAAACGAAAAACTGGAGTTAGCTGATAATGAGTTGCGTGTATAAAGGTGAGGTAATAAACTCAGAACAATCTACCAATAGTCTTGGTGGTACTGAAATGATGAGACAACGTCTTGTTGATTTAGTTGATAAAGAGCTTTTAGAAAAAGCAGCTATTCATCTATCTCGACCAAGAGAATTATATGATGATGTTCCAAATATCTTATGGTGCCATGATTTGGCAGAAGATCCTGAGAATAAGATTCTTAAAGATGGTGGATGGGAAAAGTTTGATTGGTTCGTATTTGTATCTGCATGGCAAAGAGATCAATACATCGTAAGATATGGTATTCCATATTCAAAATGTAGTGTAATTCATAATGCTGTAGAAAAAGTATATCAGCCTAAAGAAAAAGACATGGAAACAGTACGTTTCATATATCATACTACTCCTCATCGTGGATTAGAATTATTAGTACCAATTTTTGACGCTCTAGCAAAACAATTTGATAATATTCATTTAGATGTCTATTCGAGTTTTGAGATCTATGGCTGGAAAACTCGTGATGAAGCTTACTCAGGATTATTTAAGACTATTGAAGCTCATCCAAATATGACCTATCACGGTGCTAAGAGTAACGAAGAAGTTATAGAAGCTTTAGATAAGTCTCACATATTCTTATATCCAAATATTTGGAAAGAAACATCTTGTATTGCTTTAATTGAAGCTATTAAGAGTCAGGTAATTTGTATCCATCCAAACTATGGTGCACTTCCTGAAACTGCGCAGAACGCTACGATCATGTATGATTGGACAGAAAATGTTCAAGACCATGCTAATTACGCGTTTTCAGTAGCACGATCGTTGTTACAGCAAATACAACAAGATCCAAAATACTTTCAAGGATTTACTTATAGTGATCGCTTTAACTTAGCAAGAAATAATCCTCAATCGTTCCAAGTTATGTGGAACACTCTTTTAAGGAACATTACTAGTGGACAAAGAGAAACCAAGTAACGTAATTAATTTCCCAAGGTTCATCTCAGATGCACCAAGGACGGCTGAAGAAGTAAAAGAAAATCTTCAGATGTATAAGGAATCTTATGCTAATGACTTGGCTGAGATTATATGGGAAAACGTACTGTCAGAAATGGCTAGAGCAAACTGTGATTTCGATGAAGACATCAATAAGTATTTTCCAAATATGATATTGATCTTTGAAGCGATCAAAGCTTTACACCTACAGACTCTAGGTGCACCGCATCCTTTACAAGAATTTGCACTGCAGAATGTGGCTATACTTGAGTCATCAGAGGGTGCAACGACCGGTGGGCTTAAAAGTTCATTAATAAATGATTTAGGGGTTGACAACGACGACGATTTGTGATATAATATACTCTACAATCAAATAAAATATGGTAAAATTATGATACTAGTTGACTACAATCAGGTGATGCTGGCCTCGCTCTTTGCGAGTATTGGTAATCATCACAACGTAGAACCTGACGAGAATTTACTTCGTCATATGTTCTTAAATTCAATACGGTTTAATCGAAAAAAATTCACTAAAGAATATGGTGAGATCGTGTTATGCTGTGATAACAAAAATGTTTGGAGAAGAGATTACTTCCCTTACTATAAAGCTAATCGCAAAAAGGGTCGTGATGCTTCTGATATGGATTGGGGCAAACTCTTTGAAGTGATCCATGGGATCAGACAAGAGATCGAAGAATTCTTTCCATACAAAGTAATCAATATTGAGCGATGTGAAGCTGATGATATTATTGCCACTCTCTGTCACGAGAAAGGCACTATTATGAACACAGGTGCTGAAAAGATATTGATTCTATCTGGTGATAAAGACTTCATTCAATTACAAACTTATGGCAACGTGGACCAATACAATCCCGTTATGAAGAAGTGGGTAAGACATGACAACCCAGATAAATACTTAGAAGAGCACGTGTTAAGAGGTGATGTTGGAGATGGCATTCCGAATATCTTAAGTGCTGATAATAGTTTGGCTATTGGAGAAAGACAAAAACCAATGACCAAGAAAAGACTAACACAATTTTTAGCAGATCCTGATAGTATGGATACTGATACTAAATTGCGTTTTAATAGGAATAAGCAAATGATTGACTTAAGCTTAATTCCGCAGGAGTACAAGGATAAGATTCTGTACCAATTTAACAATACCAAAGAAGTCGGACGACAGCATCTCTTTAACTTCTTTGTAAAGAAAAAGTTGAAAAACTTGATTACCGATATACAGGACTTTTAAAATGAGCATTAAATATTCAATGTCAGAGATTCTCTCTGAATTACCCGCAATGAAAAAGAAAGCAGATAAAGTAGCATTGCTTCGAAAGAATGAGAATATTCCTTTCCGCAACGTACTACGTTTAATTTATGATACAGAAGTTGAGTTTCTGTTACCAGAAAGCCCACCCCCGTGGAAACCAAACGAATTTGAAGATGAAGCTAAAACTATGCTTTATAGAGAAGCTAGACGCTTAAAGATCTTCATTAAAGGTGGTGGTTATGAAGACATGAAACCAGAAGTAAAGCGTGAAAACTTATTCATATCTTTATTAGAAGCTATTGATAACGACGACGCTAAACTGATAGCAAATCACATGCTATCACACACTAAGATTCCAGGATTAACTAAAGCTACTTTAGAAGAAGCTTATCCTGATCTCTTTACAACACCTATGGATATGCGATAAGGAATGAGCAATGGCCAAGCGATACACGGATTTCCGAGAATCCAATCGCCCAGAACAAGAGTTTGGAAAAGACAATAAAACCCAACAACGCTTAGAGGAAAAACGCAAAAATAAAAGTAAGCAATGGAAAAGGCGCCAAAGGTTAAAAGAAAAGTATGACATATAACCCGCGACCGCGTAATATTGTTGTATTAACTAATTTTAGAACTGGAAGCACTTCATTTACTTTAAGAAAGGCTGATGAGTATCACTTGCCCTATAAAGGTGAGCTTTTTTCTCATGAGCGACCATCCAAGATTGGCAAATTACCCACTAAACAACACCTCGTTGATCGTGGAATGAATTACGCAGATGCTGATATGGTCTTAACTCGGTGGAATATATTCCAAGAATTACGAGATGGTGCACATGCTTGTTATAAGATTATGCCAAGTCATTTTGACGGAGATCTTACCCAGCTAGAAATGGTATTATCTCAAGCAGATAAAATATACTATCTCTATCGTAAAGATTTTATGGCACAAGTAAAGAGTTGGATGGAAGTAAGATTCTCGGGCTCTTTTGATAGAACAGGTTTTGATACTAATAGTTCTGATGAAGCCACACGACAGCGCCAACTGCATCTTGGTACTTTCAAAGTCGGTAAAACTTATGAAAATATTATAGACCCAAATAATAAAATGTTCACTGAAAGTATGACATGCGTGATGACAGAAAGGCTCGTATCTCAGTTAGTTAAAAACTATGAGACCATGGGAATGATGTATAAGAAGTTGGGAGGTGTCCTTGTGTGTTACGAAGATTACTTTTCTGGAGATCTATATAAACCCTATAACAGACAAATTAAGTGGACTAGTGAGCCCCAGATTGACCAGTGGGTTACGGATTGGACCATTGAAAACTATTTTAAATAAAGGTTGACAAACAGTTCAATATGTGATATAATATCAATATAAATCATGAAAAAGGCAAAATATGGATCACAGAACAGATAAATTAATACTAGTAGATTGCGATGGCGTACTATTAGATTGGAAATATGCATTTTATAAATGGATGTCAGAAAACGGCTATGAGGTTAAAACAGAAGGTGTTTACGACGTAGCAGAAACTTTTAGAATACCAAAGTCAGAAAGCAGAAAACTGGTAAGGCAGTTTAACGAGTCTGCAAGAATTGGATTTTTGCCAGGATTAAGGGATGCAATCAAATATGTTAAAAGATTACATGACGAAGGTTATATTTTTCATTGTATTACTAGCCTCAGTACTGATTACTATGCTGGTAAATTAAGACAGCAGAATCTAGAGAAACTCTTTGGACCTGCAGTATTTGAAAAGATAGTCTGTTTAGATTGTGGAGCTGATAAAGATGATGGATTACTACCTTATAAAGATAGTGGATGTATTTGGGTTGAAGATAAACCTTCAAATGCTGAATGCGGCTATGATCTTGGATTGAGATCAGTTCTTATAGAACATTTGTTTAATGCTGATTATCAAAATGATTCGATTCCAAAAGTAAAAAATTGGAAAGAAATTTACGAGATGGTAACCGGTAGTTAATAAATAAACTTATGATAGATTGGATATTTCATTAATGCCTACATACGATTTTCAAAACTCAGAAACTGGTGAAGTGACTGAACACTTCATGTCTTATACAAAACTAGACGAATTCAAAAAAGACAACCCCCACCTTAAGCAAAAGATTACTGCGCCACGTCCCGTGATTGAGGCCGCACGTCTTGGTCGCATGAAACCCGACCAGGGATTTCGTGATTTACTTTCGTCAATGAAAACCAATAAAAGCTATACAGGAAACAAGGTCAATGATTGGAAATAATCGGAGATCTGTCAAAGGAGGTTCTATATGTCAGCAAAACCACGTCGTGAATCACAAAAGGAAAGAAAAAGACTTGCTCGAAAGATAAAAAACGGAGTAATGGATTCTAAATTTTCCATGAGACCTATTCAACCAATGACAGCTACCCAAGCTGATTTGTTTGATGATTATCGGAAAGGATATAATATAGCTGCGGTTGGCACAGCAGGAACTGGTAAAACTATGTGTGCTATGTATTTAGCGCTCAGTGATGTTTTAGAAAAGGATGAGTACGATCAAGTTGTGATTGTACGATCTGCAGTTCAAACTAGAGAACAAGGTTTTATGCCTGGTACTCAAGCTCAGAAAGAAGCAGTTTATGCAACACCTTACGCAGACATTACTAACGATCTATTTGGGCGAGGAGATGCATTTGAAATACTTAAGCAAAAGCGACAAGTTAGATTTATGACATCATCTTTTGTGAGAGGATTGACATTTGATAATTCAATTATTATTGTTGATGAATGCCAATCAATGACGTACCACGAACTCGATAGTATTATTACACGTGTCGGTGAGACAAGTAAAATCTTTTTCTGTGGAGACACAGCTCAAGATGACTTAGCTACCAATAGGCACAAAAATGATATATCGGGACTAGCAAGCTTCTTGAAAGTCTTGGATCGTGTAGATGCATTCAGTACCATAAAGTTTGGCATTGAAGATATTGTACGAAGTGGACTTGTTAAAGATTATATAATTGCTAAGGAACACGCAATTGTTAAAGGCTTAAGAGCAGTTGCAGCTGCCTAATAAATAAAGGGAGAGAACATAGACGGGGTTCTTATGAGCCCCGTGAACTCCAAACGAGAAATATTATGACACAAGAAATAGAAAACTATAGACTAACTTGGTTAACCAAACAAGTATTCCGCGTAAAGGTCGGTGGCTCGAGCGCAGAAGAATGTTTGTCTTATCTTGAAACTGAAGTGGAAGCAAAAAGTTATACCCATTCATTTGATATGGATTCTAACATTTATACTTACATGTTTGAAGAATCAGCTACTGCTGAGGCATTTAAAGAAAAGTTTTTAGGAGATTCAAGAACTACGGAAGTTAGTTAAAACAAAAAGAGAACTTATATTATGGCATTTGAGCATTACGATCACGGTATTGAATTACCAAAATTAACACGAAAAACAACAGAAGAAGGACGAAAATACTTTACACCTACTGGTGAAGCTTATCCTTCAGTTACTACTGTACTAGGAGTGTTATCAAAAGACAGTATTATGGCTTGGAGAAAACGAGTTGGTGCAGAAGTAGCTAACAAAATTTCAACACAAGCATCTCGTAGAGGTACTGCGGTTCACAAAATTTGTGAAAACTATATAGATAATAAAGAAGACTGGCAAAAAGGTGTACAACCCGCTAACATGTTTCTGTTTAATACGATGAAAAAAGTATTGGACGAAAAGGTAAACAATGTTTGGTTCCAAGAGTGTTACCTTTATAGTGACGAATACCAAACTGCTGGCCAAGTCGATTGTATTGGTGAGTGGGAAGGAGAACTAGCAGTTATTGATTTTAAGACATCAAGACGTGTTAAAAAAGAAGAACACATTCTTGGATATTTTATGCAAGTAGCATTCTATGGAAAAGCCTTTACTGAAATGACTGGTACTCCAGTTAAAAAAGGTGTAGTGTTTATTGGTGTAGATGATAATGAGCCACAAACATTTGTATTTGATATAGATGATTACTTAGAACATTTTAAAGCCGTAAGGGAGAAATACTCAGAACTCCATGAAAAAAACAAGATACATTTTAAGTTGTAGAGATATGGGTGTGTTCTTAGGAACATACGATGGAGAAGAGCTAGGCTATAAAGATGATGGCCGAATCTTTGCGTGTTTCTCAGCTAACAATCCTTTTAAGTTAACAACTGTTTGTTCATTCAGAACAGAAAAAGCAGCTGAAGTTTTTAAGACAGATATGTTTGGTGAGTCAAAACGACGAAAGATGTATACTCTACCAGTTGAATCTGAAGATGAGTTTCCAAGTGTAGTTGATATAGTCAAATCAGGGCATGTTAGTGATTGTATGGATATGCTTGAGCTTCTTTTTGAAGATGGAAATCAAACTATACATTAGGGGTTGACAAACACATTAAAGTGTGTTATAATATTACGTATGATAGACAAAAAAGTAATAAACGACGCGTTGATGCTTGCAATAGAAGCTCATGGCGATCAGCGAAGAAAATACACAGGTGAGCCATACGTAACTCATCCAATACACGTAGCAAAAATTCTAGAAGATAGTGTTGAACACACTACTGAGATGTTGGCAGCTGCTATCCTACACGATGTTGTAGAAGATACTCCTGTAACATTTAGAGACATTAAAGATAAGTTCGGAACTGATATTGCTGAACTTGTCCATTACTGCACGAACGTTTCCGAAAAGGAAGATGGAAACCGTGCGTTTCGTAAAAAGATGGATGCCGATCATTTCGCTTTGGGACCAGCCGCGTCTCAAACAATCAAGATTGCAGACCTACTATCGAACTCTGATACGATTATACCTTACGATCAGAAGTTCTTCCATAAAGCCTATAAGCATGAGAAACAGTATATGTTGAACATTCTTACTAAGGCTGATCCTATATTGCTTGACCGAGCACAGACTTTGCTGTCTGAAAACTGGGAAAAGTAATATTCTCTTTGGTTATAAGCATATAACCTTTTGATATAAAATAATTTAATATTTGTTAACAAAACAGTTGACAAACACTATTTGATATGATATAATATACATATTAAATAATTAAATGAGAATATCAATATGAGTAAATACATCGTCAAGCAAGTCGCTATCCCCACATCAGAACGTGAACTTCCAAACCAAAAAGGTTGGGACGGAGCAATAGCTGAATCTGATCACTGGCGTGTTAAGATGGACTATATGCACGGCTTGAGAAAGGGTTTTAAATCAGAAGATCTTAAGTACTTTACTGATACTTACGTTGTTGAAGCTAACGGTTTAGAAGATGTATTTAAAATTACTAACTTGTGGGAACAAGAAGAATTAGTTCAAAGACTGAGAAGAGGTCATTCCACTTCTGTTGGAGATCTTGTTGAAGATACTACCACAGGAAAAATTCACATGGTTGATGGTTTTGGATTTAAGGAGGTAGCGTAATGGAAGCAATTACTTGGGATCAATACACAATGGGTTACAACATTCCTGCTAAGTGGGAAGATACATCATGGGGTAACGATGAGTTGCCTTCGTTTGAGACTAACGGTTATAAGATTTGGGTTAATTCTCCAGATCTTGCTGAAAGAAAAGAATCTCAGGAACATTTAGGACTTAAGTTTCAAGATTGGATCTTTGCTGTTACACATTGCTCGGAAATGGGTGCTGATGAAGACTTACTTACAACTATGAACTTCGACGAAGTACTGGAGTTTGTAAAATGAAATCATTCAAACAAAATATAGAAGAAGCCAGAATAAAGAAAGGCTCTGAAGTTAAATTTAAGCCGAAGTTTGCTGAATCTCCAGCAGAAGCAAAGCTTGTTTTTATTGTAATGGATCTACGTGGCCCTCGAGTTTTAATTGCTCCAAAGGTATGGAAGAGTGGTATTGCACCAACTGAGTCTGTTCCAATGAATACAATAGAACTTGTAAAATAAATGAAAATATGTTAACAAAACAGTTGACAAATGCCTTTTGATATGATATAATATACATATTAAATAATTAAAAAGGAATACATTATGACTAACTCTTACTGGAACGGAACTGGAAACTATCAAGGAATCATTGATAAGCTTTCAGAAGAAATACCAATCGAAGGAGCTTGTGAAAACAAAGCTTTAGATCATCTACGTCAAGCAATCAATGCTTACTACGATATCTTTAACAACGCTGGCTGCAACTCAGTTAGTCGTAAAATTTCAAAATACTTTCCAGGTGTCATGCGACATCTTCGTGGAAGAGCAAATTTCAGAAATCCAAATTGGGAATTGATCGAATCTATAGTCGAGCCCATTATGGACCAACACATACTTAAAACTGCAAAAAAATTAAACTAGGAGATATATTATGGCACATGCATTAGAAATGGTAAACGGTGAAGCTCAGATGGCTTACAGACTTAGCAAAGGGGTGCCTTGGCACGGTCTTGGAGTTCCTGTGAGTGACGACATGACACCAACTGAAATGATGAAGGCGGCTGGTCTAGACTGGAAAGTCAAAAAAGCACCATCCTTTGTCGATCACAACGGAGAACAAATCCCAACAGGTCAGCAATCCCTTATACGAGAAACTGATGGTAAAATCCTTACCAATGTTGGTGGTAACTGGAACCCTTGCCAAAATCAAACAGCATTTGAATTCTTTAATGATTTCGTTAAAGCTGGAGATATGGTAATGGACACAGCCGGTTCAATCAACGATGGCAAAATGGTATTTGCTGCTGCTGATGTACAAGATGGATTCACACTTTTTGGTGGTGATGAAGTTAAAGGCTACTTACTTTTCTCTAATCCTCACCAGTACGGTAAGTGTATTGATGTTAAATTCATTATGACTCGTGTTGTATGTAATAACACTCTGTCAATGGCTCTAACTGAACGTGGTCAACCTGCTGTAAGGCTATCACACAGAAACGAGTTTGACGCTTCAGTAGTTAAAGAACTACTTGGTATTTCACACACTCGTGTACAACAGTTTAAAGAAGCTGCAGAGTTTCTTGGATCTAAGCAATACAAAAATGCTGACTTCGAAAGATTCCTTGCTAAAGTATTTGGTGCATCTTCTCAAGAACACAAAATCCTTAGTCGAACTGGAGAACGTGCATTAGAGATTGTAGAGACACAACCTGGAGCTGACTTCAAGCCTGGATCTTGGTGGAATGCTTTTAACGCTGTCACATACATGACAGACCACGAACTTGGAAGAAGCGATGACGCAAGAGCATCATCTTCTTTATTCGGTGCTAACTCAAGGAAAAAGCTAGACGCTCTTGACCTTGCTGTTGAAATGGCGGAGACTGCGTAAGCAGTCTTCTGACTTATAAGTGAAAATAAGTGAAAATATGTTAACAAAACAGTTGACAAATACACTTTGATGTGTTATAATATACTTATAAATTAAATAATGGAGAAAACCAATGAAATTTGATAATAACGGAAAACAACGTACTGAAGCTTACCAAGGTACATTTGATATCTTTTGTGCTGAAGATATGTTGAGTGTTGAGACTATCAAGACTTACGTGAAAAGCATGAACAAAGAACTTAAACATGCTGACGCAAGGTGCAAGAGTGGTTATCCTCTCAGGTACAGAACTTCTATAAAAGGAAGAAAGCCAATCCACAAAGTTCTTAATAAGAGAACAGGAAATATGATTGGTCATACTTACCATGGAGATGTTATTGGTGGAATGGCGAACTGTGCGGCTGTTGATGTCTATATTCATAGGAATCTAACTGTCGAAATGTGGAAGGACAAAAGAACATCATGAAAATTAAATTTGATGTCGAGATAGATACAGAAACCGATAGGGATATCGGCTACGAATTGGTTCAACTTCTCAAAGAGCTAGTTGTTCGTGTTGAGCAAGTAAATCAGGAGTTCGACGACGAATAGCGGCTATGACGAAAAGTAATGACAATATATTACTTTTTTATAATGCTTTATACATTTATGGTATAAATAGTTGGGTAAAAATATAACAATGTAATGGCCTTGCCACTGTTGTTATATTTTACTTGCTGGTATGACACCAGTATGACACTTATGGAAATATATGTCTAAAGTAGTAACCGCATTAGTTGCATGCGTGATAGCAACTCCAGCTTTCGCTGACTGGAGAATGGAACGATTTGATATAAACCGGGACAATCTAATCAGTGTTAATGAGCTAAAAGCATCTGGCTGTGTTGTTAAGAAACACCTTTTTAACCACGCCGATAAAAACAGAGACTCTTTTCTAGATCGAAAGGAAGCTAAAAAAGCTTCTGAGTATATTATGAAAAGCAAGTGTCCTAAAGTAAAATGAATACAATTAAGATTAAGGACAGAATAGAACTAGTGACTCTAATTTGTGTCTTTTGTATTTCTTTACTGGGAGTGAGTCCAAATGTCTAGAAAATGGTTTAGATCATTCTATAAACATTGGATTCAACCATGGAGTCCGCAGGGAGCTATAAAGCATCTCTAAAGATTAAAGGCAACGGATATGGTGAGAGTCCATACGCCTCTGGCAGACCAGCTCGAAACAATAACCTATAATTAACTTAATTAAGGAATTACCATGCAGAAAGCAAAGACTTATTTGCGGAAGCTAAATGGTGAGATTTGTGTCGAGTGCCTAATAGTTACTTTGTTTATCGGAGTAATGATTGCAGAAATTGCATCGTTGGCGTAAGCTAACATGATGAAGTCGCATCGTTGAGTTAAAGCAATAAAAACCTTTAAAGGTCTAGTGTAAAAGCTGGACCTTTTTCTTATTTTGGGCAATTATCTTTTGCATCTCTAATTATATTAAAATTATTAACAACAACATACCCAGTTGTAAAATTAGCAGCTGTCTGAAAGAATTGCCATTCTTCAGGATTCTGACCATATATACTTTTCACCGTTCCAATAACGACAGCTTTAAAAATAATAAGTTCAAGTACTGATGGTTTTGAGCCTCCGAAGACAACAGGATTAGCTTCATAAACACAAGGATATTTTAAACCACGGTAAGTACTATATACATCGAGAGATTGTATTAGATAAAAACTAAATTGTGTTGGCGTAACAAGTCGCGTATCTTCAAATGTTAGTTCTAAAAGTGTTTTTGAAATGGCATCTACAGGCTCGTATAAAACCCTATCAACGTATTCTTGATTGTATGGAGCTGTGAATCCATTTTTAAAGAAAAAATGTTGTGTCTCTGATGCATTAATAGGAATTGCTAATAAACAAGCTATAATTAATATTCTATTTAGAAGTGGCAATGAATATTCCATCCCAATCTTTTGGAAGTTTTTGTGTTTTCATATATTCACAACGCTCAATCCACATTATATAATAGTTTTTCATTTGGCCTTCAAAACACTCCATCAAATCGTTACACGACTCAATAGCTTTATCAAAGTTTTGTTTACGATAATGTATGTGCATATCTTCGTGACATTGTTTTGGCCCTGGATATTTGTCTAACTCAATATCCAATACAGTATATATCTCAATGCCTATGGTTTTGCCTTTTACAGCTAGGTCATCTACTTTTAAATAAAAGAAATCATTTCTGGTATGCTTGTATGTGTCTCCACCAACTAAAAGTAGGCATCCATATTCCTTACATTTTGACTCAATTCGAGCAGCGGTGCTAACAGCATCTCCAAGAACATCATAGCTGTGTCGTTTAGTAGATCCCATCTCGCCAAGATAACCAAGCCCAGTATTAATACCAGCACCCATACCAATTGGTGGCCGCCCTTCGCTTGTTATTTTTTCGTTAAATTCCTCTACTGCTCTAAGCATATTCAGACCAGTTTGTACTGCATTAGTTGTATGGTTTGGATCTTCCAAAGGAGCGTTGTGAATGTGCATACTAGCATCGCCTATATACTTTATGATCATACCATTCGCATGGAGAACAGGCTCGGTGATAGCATCCATATATTCATTCATTAATTTTGATAAGCCCTTTACATCGTCGCCAAAGCTTTCTCCGAGTGGTGTAAAACCTCTCAAATCAGAAAAACAAATACTTACCTCTCGCTTCATACCATCTTTTATTAGAGAAGGATTCTCTTGTAATAGTCGTACGACTGTGGGCGATGCATACCCAGCAAATTGCTTTTCTATTTGACGTTTCTGTTGGAATGTGATATAATATACATTAAAGTTCGACTGTGCAAATACTACTAAGGAAGCTAATGAACACAAAGTTGCGTCAAAAAAGATTAAGGCGGAAGTCCACATGTAATAGCTCGTTGCGAATGCAGCAAAGAGAAGACATAGAGACACAATCACCCCAGGAATTGTGGGCAAAGTATAGACCGCTGCAAGGATACCTAGACTCACTAAGACCAGAAAGGCAAGCTCAAGTACTGGCTGCCAGTCGGGAATCGTTATTTGTTCTCCTGAAATCAACGTCTGGATTAACTGAGCTTGAACTTCGTGGGGATACATTGCACCCGTTGGGGTTGCGACTGGATTAGAATAGCCTTCGGCGGTTATTCCAAATAGTAATACTTTACCTGCTGGTAGTGGATCAGTTATGCTTATTTGCTCGAACTGATTCCAGAAAGCAATTGGTATTTCAGCAAATGAATTTGTTGTGATTGGATCTTGCCTACCCATGCGAATCCACTCAACGCCATTGGCGCCTACTTTCATTTGATAACTTTCTTCTCCGCTGAATACTCGCAATGTTTCGAGAGCGAGAGAGGGATATTGATTTCCATTTGCGTTAACGACGAGTGGCGATCGTCGCACAACTCCAGTAGGTTCGTCAGGTACTGCAAGAACACCGCCAATGCCAAAGGCGTAATTAGAAAGGCTATCAATGGGATAAAGTAATCCTGGAATGTTGTAGAGCCAGTTTGCATCTTGGTCACCGAAAGTCGCTACTCCTATAAAGTTACCGACTCCATCTGTTGATTGTTGTGTTGGGGCAGAAGCTAATACAACAGCTTTGTTTGCCATTGCTGTTGCTAACTGATCGTCTTCTTTAAAACGATCTTCTTCTGAATAGATTATGTTTAAGACATATAGAGAATCAGCAGGACCAGAATTAATGTACTTAGCGATAGAACCACGAGGCCAAGGATATTGACCTTCGGCGGAGATTGCTCTTTCGTCAATGTTGACAAGTACCACTTCCTCAATAATCTTTTTTTCTTTATTCTGCTGTAACGCGTCATAATAACTATATTCTATTGATTGTATAAACGATGGATTAGATATGCTGAGAGCTGCAAAACCAGCAATAGTAAATAGTACAGTCCACCACTTTGTTAAGTGCTTAAACACCTCTACGATATTCTTTTACTGTATTTACAAATTGCCTTACATTTTCTACTGGTGTTGTCTTATCGATTCCATGAGCAAGATTAACAACATAAGCTTTATCTCTCATTTTATCAAGTACAGGAGTAATATCTTCTCCTTTGATTAATCTCTTAATAGCAATACCACCTTGAAGTACTTCACCGTTGATTTCGTCTACTGGTAAGTCGTCACTAATATTAGTGCAATCAGCATTTACTACTTCAATATATTCATTAATTTTATTACCTACTAATCTTGGGAATGTAATGATAGCCACATCAGGATAACGCTTTCTAATAGCGTCTACAATCTCTTTTGTTGGATTGATAACATAATCATCAAACTGATTAGCTGGTATATCTCCAGCCCAACTGTCGAAGATTTGTATCGTATCACATCCATACTCAATCTGTGAGGATAGATGCTCGACTATATAAGGGATTAATTTATTAACTATATCAAGCCGTGGGGAGTTATACATGTACTTACAGAGGGTATAAGGAGCTGCAGCAAAGCCGATTAGTGACTTACTTTCGTCAAGTTCAGATCGAACTAGCTTGATCGCATCGTATACTGGTTGACATTTTTGACTAAATTCTTCAAAGCTTGTATCCCAAAAAGATTCGCTATATGGACCGAGTTTTGGGCTTGGATTATAATCTAATTCTTGACCAAGAGCGTGATTGATAATAAGTATGTCTGAAAAGATAATGGCTGCATCCATATCGAATTCTTCAATAGGTTGCATTGTGATTTCGGCTGCCTTCCATGGTGTGAGAGCCATGTCAAGAAATCCATTTGATTTTGCTTTCATTGCCATATATACTGGCATGTATCTTCCGGCTTGTCTCATAAGCCAAACAGGATATAGGTTCGTTTCTTTATCCTTGATAGTTCTTTGTAATAATGTTTTCATAATTTATATTGTTCCATTTTCATTTAAGTGTTGACAAGTGCTTTAAATTGTGTTATAATAGATTTATCCAATCTTAATACTATATCAGTTGTTACTCTTGAAGTACTGAAGTTGAGCAACCACCTACTGTCATACAATCGATTGTTAATGTATATGTTTGGTTTGTAGTACTCATTTGTTTTAAAATTAAATCAGTTCCATATAAACCGTCAAGTGTAACATTAGCATTATGAGTTGCTCCAGTACCTTTCTGACGAATGAACACATCATTGTCATCATTATAAATTGTTAAATCAGTATTCTTTCTACCATTGCTTTGTTGTTTGATTTGGACTTTATTACTATCACCTGCTAAATGTAAATCAAAATTGTGTCCATCACTCGCACCTGTTTGGTTTGTTTGTTGAACTGCTAAATCGTTATTGTCGCCATACAATGTGATACCAATATCATGACCACCTGATTCCCAAGTATCTCCGTACCAAGTTAAATCGGTTTCAGAATCTAATGTAGTCCAAGCAACACCTTGTGCAAGTTTCATTTGATTACCCGAACCAGTTACTTCGTCAAATACAATCTTATTCTCCATTGCGGACGGGTTAGTATTGTATTGAACCAAATACATATCTAAACTTGATGCTGTAATAAATGAACTATTATCAAACATTAATACTTGATTAGAGTGACCAAATTGATCTATACCTAATTGAAAAGTATCACCAGTTTGTTCTATAGATATTTCGTTATCGGCGTAAGCTAACGGAGCTATCAGAAAGATTAGTAATAGTTTTTTATAGTTCATATCTCTATTTATCCTCCTTGTCTTAGGTCAATTATCGTATCATCTCCACCATTCAGTAATATGATACCTTCGTATCCATCAACAGAAGTGTTTATACTTGCTCTTGCGTCAACACTCAGATAAAGCGTAATGGTCTCGTTAACAGAACGAAAGAATACTACTTTGCCATCTTGCTCATAAATGTTATACTGAGAATCTAAATTAAATCCTAATGCAGCATTCTTTAATTCAATTCCTAAGGATGATGATTTAATTGCGCTATCATCGAGACTTGCTGCAGATGCTACTAGAGCCTCGACTACATCAAGAACGTCAGTAAGAAAATCGACATCTAAATAATCGATATCGAGTTCAGTAAATTCTAACTCGTTATTATCTAAATAATCAATATCTAATCCATCAAATTCTAAAAAGTCAATATCAAGTAATCCCTGATCTGAATCTAAATCGTTTGCTAGTTGTTCATCTATTGCTTCTCTAACTTCGGCCGGAGGCGCTACAATAAACATATTATCAATCATCGATGCTGTAATACCACGCATCGTAATTTGTCTTGTTGGTTGAGTATCATAAGAAGATACCATCGTAGCAGCATAAGCTTCATCAAGAACGATTGAACCACCGTCATTGAATACTGTTATACTACCAGAAGGATTTCCATATTGGTCAGGCAATAGAATCACGAGCGATCGCCCAAGTTCATCTATTGTTGTTGTAAAATCTGTTCCACGAACTGCGATTGAAGCTGTGGGTGTTTGAATGTCAATATTACTTTTATTGACCATTCCTAATCGTCCAGACGCAAAGCGAGCAGTACCTAAGGCCATTCTCATTGCCATTTTTGATTTGCTTGGGTCAGGATCGTAGTATACTTTATCGATGTATACTTTGGTGTGTTCTGTTAGTGATAGTTCTGCTTCATCCAAGAACTGGATAAGCATACGACCATTGCCTGTCTTTGCAGTATCGTTTAGATTAACATCAGGAACAAAACCGATTTCAACATCGACTTCGTTCCCAGCTTCTCTAACTAATTTAGATTCGCCTTTAAACTCGGTTATCTCTCCAATAGACGTTGCACTAGCATTAAGTGTGAATGCCAGTGCAACTCCTATTAAGAAAGTATTAACTGTCGTTAGAGCTGTCTTTCTGATTGATTTGAATTGTAGCATTATCTGAAGTCACATCTAAAGTTATGATACCGTTACAAGTAGTAACACCCGTAGCACAAGTACCGCTTAACTGGTTAATATCAACGTCCGCAGAATCACCACTTAGTGTTAAGTTGATTTCCTGTTCTCCACCATCTTTTTGCATAGTGTTGATATTGTTAGATGCACCAGTAACGTCTACATTCCAGATAGCGTCATCTACATCGATGTCGACATCAAAAATATTCGTGCTACCTAGCACATTTAGATCCAAATCCAATCTTTCAGCACTTGCGTTATAACCTTGGTCAAAGTCCATAGTATTTGAATCACCAGTGATATCTACATCTATCGCAGATGCATCACTTGATCCAACATATCCAATGTTCCAATCCCACGAATTACTATCTCCTGTGAAAAGAAGATTGTAAGTCGAGCTATCAGCATCTATTGTACCAAATAGTAAATTCTCATTACCTATTTGATCGATGTTAATGTTTAACGAAGAACCAGTAACAGCCATTGGAGATGAAGAACTTGAAAAGTCGTCTAATCCAATTTTGTTACCGTATCCATACTGATCAATATACAATGTTAATGTATCACCAGTTTGGTCGATGTTAATCTCATTATCATCAGTTGCCTGAGCAATTGCGTTGAAAGAAAATAAACATAATAAAGATAAGCCTAATATTTTATGTTTCATTATTTTTCCCTTTTATTTTTTAATCGAGGCTATGAGCATCGTTCGTTCCATCATGATCTTTTTGATGGGGGTGGCGATGGCCAGCCTCGATTTCCCAGAACCCTCTATCGTGTCCTTGGTATA